TTAGACGTTTTAAAGATATTAGAGGTGTTGAAAAAAACAGCAGGTCATACTATAAAGATAATATTTATTTTGCAAGCCAAGACCAAGTTTATGCTTACAAAAGATGTTGTGGCTGGATGTCTTGCAAGGGTTTTAATTTTGTAAAGCCTATAACAGAAACTAAAATGTTTTCAGTAGATTTTGAAAAAGAAGGTGTTGGGGTTTTATATAGTAAGGATCCAGAGTTACAGAATATAACCGAAGGAGACTTGATTGGTTTTAAGCCAGGGGCAGAATACGAATTTGTTATTAATTCACAAAGAGTATATCGAGTACCCACTAATTCAATTACAATTAAATATGAATATCAAGGAAACGAAGAAGAATATAATCCAAGCTGGACACAGGGCAGTTGAAGAACTAATAAAAGTAGCAGGCGAAAAGATCGTTGACTCAGGCGATGATATATCAGCTGACAGACTTAAAAATGCTGCTGCTACAAAAAAGTTAGCTATCTTCGACGCTTTTGAAATACTAAACAGAATTAAAGACGAGGAAGATTTATTAAACAACAAACCTAAAGAAGAAGTTGAAAAAAAAGCTTTTAAAGGTTTTGCGGAAAAAAGATCTAAATAATGTACGAGCAATCATTATACGGTGTAATAACGCCAATAAGATCAAATACCATAGCGAGACTTAATAAATCTAAAAAATGGGAATACGGTTACAACAAAGAGCATGATGTTGTTGTTATAAGTAAAACTGGTCAAATTGGTGAAATATACAATATTCAAAACCTTAAAATAGCACTGCCTAAGCAGCCGTCTAAAATAGACAAAGCTAATAACAAATGGAAAACTGAAGAGTACCCTAAAGAATTAAAGTCAATAACAAGTATATTTGATTGGCGGGAATATCCTGAAGATTTTCAAAATAAATGGGAACCCTATATAGATGAACAATTTAAGCGAAGAGAAGAGGGCCATTGGTTCAATAATAAAGGCGTGGCTACTTACATTACTGGTACTCACTTTATGTACTTGCAGTGGAGTAAAATTGACGTTGGGCAACCAGACTTTAGAGAAGCCAATAGACTATTCTTTATCTTCTGGGAAGCTTGCAAAGCAGACAGCAGGTGTTACGGCATGTCTTATCTCAAGAACAGACGTTCAGGTTTTTCGTTTATGGCTTCCGGAGAGACGGTCAACATGGCCACAATATCAAGTGACGCACGGTTTGGGATATTGTCCAAATCTGGCTCCGATGCGAAGAAAATGTTCACGGATAAAGTCGTACCCATATCTGTCAATTATCCGTTCTTTTTCAAACCGATACAAGACGGTATGGACCGCCCAAAAACCGAATTGGCCTACAGGATTCCAGCGTCAAGATTAACAAGAAAATCAATACAAAACAAACAGAGTGTTGAAATCCTTGAAGGGCTCGACACGACAATAGATTGGAAAAACACTGGCGACAACTCTTATGATGGAGAGAAATTAAAACTACTAGTACACGACGAAAGTGGAAAGTGGGAAAGACCAGACAATATATTAAATAACTGGCGAGTAACGAAAACGTGTTTACGACTAGGCTCTAGAATTATTGGAAAATGCATGATGGGATCAACATCAAACGCTTTAGACAAAGGAGGAGATAATTTTAAAAAGTTATACGGAAATTCTAATGTAGCAAAAAGAAACAGAAACGGACAAACGGCTTCGGGTTTATATTCTTTATTTATTCCAATGGAATGGAATTACGAAGGTTTTATAGATGAATACGGAATGCCTGTGTTTAACACACCTAAAGAAACAGTATTGGGTCCATTAGGAGACGTCATAGAAGTTGGGGTTATAGAGCATTGGAATAATGAAGCAGAAGGTTTAAAAGGAGATCAGGACGCTTTAAATGAGTTTTATAGACAGTTTCCGCGCACAGAAGAACACGCTTTTAGAGATGAAACAAAAAATAGTATATTCAACCTAGTTAAAATATACGAACAGATAGATTATAATGAAGATCTTGGCAATACAAATGTATTAACTACAGGTAATTTTCAATGGGCTAACGGAGTTAAAGACTCCACAGTAATATTTACGCCGAATCCAAGCGGACGTTTTAAGATATCGTGGGTCCCAAGTGGCGCTTTACAAAATAGACAAATAGTAAAGAATGGATTAAAAAGCCCGGGCAACGAGCATATGGGGGCATTTGGCTGCGATAGTTATGATATATCAGGAACAACCGATGGGCAAGGTTCTAAGGGTGCTTTGCATGGATTAACTAAGTTTAGTATGGAAGACGCTCCTGCTAATACATTCTTTTTAGAATATATAGCTAGACCACAAACAGCTGAAATGTTTTTTGAAGATGTACTAATGGCTTGTGTGTTTTATGGAATGCCAATATTAGCAGAAAATAATAAGCCAAGATTATTGTACTATTTTAAAAGAAGGGGCTATAGAGGCTATTCAATGAATCGACCTGACAAAGTTTGGAATAAGCTTTCAGTTACAGAAAGAGAAATTGGCGGAATGCCAAACTCAAGTGAAGATATTAAGCAGGCTCATGCAGCAGCTATCGAAAGTTATATTGATAGACACGTTGGTTTACAAGAGGATGGTAGTTATGGTACTATGTATTTTAACACTACCTTAAACGAATGGTCAAGGTTTGATATAAATAAAAGAACAAAGTTTGATGCTGCGATTAGCTCAGGATTAGCTATTATGGCTTGCAACAGGCATTTGTATCATCCTAGACCTACGGTAGAAAAAAATAAAATAAATTTAAAAATAGCTAAATACACCAACTCTGGTGGTTTATCAAAACTAATAGAAAAATAAAAATATGGCTGAGTCAGTTGTAACAAGTTATTTTCCGAGTCAAATTGCGAGCGATACCGAGAAAATGTCAAAAGATTATGGTAACACCATTGGTAGAGCTATTGAAAATGAATGGTTTAGTTCCGATAACGGGAATAGCCGATTCAAAAGCAATCAAGCTACTTTTCACAATTTAAGATTATATGCTCGAGGAGAGCAAGGAATACAAAAATACAAAGATGAATTATCTATTAATGGCGATTTATCTTATTTGAATTTAGACTGGAAACCTGTTCCAATTATACCAAAATTTGTTGATATAGTTGTTAATGGTATTTCTGACAGGCAATTTGATATAAAAGCATACTCTCAAGATCCATACGGCGTTGAAAAACGTACAAAATATATGGAAGCTATAATACGAGATATGCAAACAAAAGAGCTTAATGAATTTGCTGCAAAAGAATTTGGAGTAAATTTATTTGAAAGTGACCCTAATACTTTGCCTAAAAATAAAGAAGAGCTTGATTTACATATGCAGCTTAGCTATAAGCAGCAAGTTGAATTAGCGGAAGAGCAGGCTCTAAATGTTTTATTAGATGGTAATAATTATGATTTGATTAAACGTAGATGCAACTATGATTTAACAACCATTGGTATCGGGGCGGTTAAAAATACATTCAGTAAAGCCGAAGGAGCGACTGTTGAATACGTTGACCCAGTAAATTTAGTTTGGTCATATACAGATTCACCATACTTTGAGGATATATATTATGTTGGAGAAGTAAAAGCTGTTCATTTAAACGAGCTTAAAAAAGAATTTCCTTGGCTAACTAACGATCAACTGCAAAAGATTGCCGGGCAAAACACTAGTAATAATGGATTTTACGATAGAACTCTTAGTAATTCTGATTATGACGATTCAAATACTGTTCAGGTTCTTTATTTTAATTATAAGACTTTTACAAACGAAGTTTATAAAGTTAAAGAAACAGCTACAGGAGCTGCTAAAATAATTCCTAAAACAGATGAATTTAATCCACCTGAAGAACTTTATGAAGAGTATGGCATATCCAAGCTATCTCAATCTTTAGAAGTAATATTCGAAGGTGTAAAAATATTAGGAGGGGAATTACTTAAATGGGAATTAGCTAAAAATATGATACGCCCTAAAAGCGATTATACTAAAGTTAAAATGAATTATAGCATTGTAGCCCCAAGAATGTACAGAGGTAGGATTGAATCAATAGTAAGCCGTATAACAGGGTTTGCCGACATGATCCAACTAACTCATTTAAAGCTACAACAAGTAATGTCAAGAATGGTTCCAGACGGGGTTTACCTTGACGCAGATGGCTTAGCAGAAGTAGATTTAGGCAACGGAACTAATTACAACCCGCAGGAAGCGTTAAATATGTTTTTTCAAACAGGTTCTGTTATAGGTAGATCATTTACTCAGGATGGCGATATGAATCCTGGTAAAGTACCAATACAGGAAATTACAACCGGAGCTGGCGGACAGAAGATGCAAAGTTTAATTGCTAATTACAATTACTACATGCAGATGATACGTGATGTAACCGGATTAAATGAAGCTAGAGATGGAAGTACTCCGGATTCTAGAGCGTTGGTAGGTGTACAAAAGCTTGCAGCAGCAAATTCTAATGTAGCAACTAGACATATATTAGAGGGTAGCTTGTTTTTAACTGCGGATTTATGCGAGGGATTATCATTAAGAATATCCGATATATTGGAATATTCACCAACTAGAGAAGCATTTATACATAAGATAGGTAATCAAAATGTAGCAGTACTAGAGGAAATGAGTGACTTGTATTTATATGACTTTGGTATATTCATTGAATTACAACCAGATGATGAACAAAGAGCTGTATTAGAAAACAATATACAAGCAGCTGTTCAAAGTGGGCTTATTGATCTATCTGACGCTATTGATTTAAGAGAAATTAAAAATCTTAAATTAGCTAATCAATTACTTAAGATACGAAGAAACGAAAAGCAATTGAAAGACCAGCAAATGCAACAACAGAATATTCAAGCTCAAGCAGATGCTAATGCTCAAGCTCAGCAGGTAGCAGCCCAAGCAGAGGTACAAA